TAAAGTATTGTCTGTTTTAAATCTTGAAATAAATCTTCTTGGTACTTTTTTTACTTTTAAAAGATAAGGTGTTTGACCATTAAAACCTATTAAATCTGGATCATTTGCTCCTGTGTTTTCTAATTCTTCAAAAATTGTATCTTGTGCTAAATAAGGCACTTCATTATATAAATTTCCGTCAGAATCTTCTACTTTTTCTATAGAAATAATATCTTGATTAAATAAAGTTAAAGTTAAAAATTGTTCAGGACTACCTATTTCAAATTTTTGTGTTGCAGTTTCACCTGAAATTACATTAACTTTTTTAGTTAATAAAAAATATTCTGGATTTTGACTACTATCATATTGATAAATGTTAATTGTAGTAGGTGAAAATGAACTTGAAAAATTAAAGTTTACATCTTCTGATGTGTAAAATACAGGCCCATCTAATGATTTAAATGTTGAATTTTCATTTATTATTAAAGCATAACTAAAATCAGGTATATAATTATCATTAACCTTTTTTGATGGTACTAATTGAAATACATCTAAATCTGTTGTTGCCGCTGACGTTACTTTAGGTTTGTACCCCATAGCATAAGCCATATTATATAGATTTTCTTCTTCTTGAGCTAATGATAGAAAAGATTCTCTTAACTGAGTGTCAGTGTAGAAAGATAAAACATCACCCACATAGGATACCATTTCCATAAACATCATACCTGGAGATCCTTCACTAAAATCATTGTAAGTGTTAGGATAATATGTTTGGGCAAATTCTACTAATTGATCCTTAAAAGATTGAAAATCCTTATTTAGATATTTTACATCCTTACCTTGTGTTTTATTTGATATTTTATTATAAGCCATTGTACATTATTTATCCATTCATTCCTGGTGATGATTGATTTGTTTGATTTATATTAACTTGAATTGAATCTAAAGTATTATCTAATATAAAACCATATATTAATTTAATTAATATTATGTGTCTGTCTAAATCTGTGTTTACTTCTACTTCTTCTACTACTATTTCAGGTACATAAATTTGTAATTGATCATATATTAAATCTTCTATTTGGGCAGAATCTACATTATTTTCAAATAATATAGCTTTAAGACCACATCCTAAATTAGGTTGATTAATTCTTTCTCCTCTTTCAGTTAATAATACATTTATTATATTTGATTTTACTTGTTCTTTTATAGTAAGAGATTGTTGAAAATTCCCTCCGTTCATTAAAGGAAAAACAACCCCTATCGCAGCATTTTTATTGAGATCTAATGGATTTATTTGTATAGAAGAGTTGTTAATAGGCATTTATTATAATCCTTTTTTCTTATTAATTGCTTTCATTAAACCACTATAATCTCTTGTTATTGCTTTTGCTACAGGATCAGGCATTCCTGCTGTGTCCATAGGTAATGGGGCTCCAGTGGCAAATGGTTGAGCCATATTTACAGGTGCTTGGGCTGTTTGTGTGTTTGTGCTTCCTGCTGCTGTTTCGTTTAATAGATCATTTAATGTACTATTACCTGACACAAAATTTTGCTTTTTATGTTGTTTTATAGGCCCATTACCCATAATTTTTTCTCTTAAAGAAGTTTTTACATCTTCAGACACTAGGTCATTAGGAGTTTCAACTGTTCTTTCAGTGTGTTCTATTATTGTCGGTTTTAATTCATCACGTAAGTCTTCCCTAAGTGATTTAATTTCTCTACGTAACGAATAATCAATTTCTTCTCTAACTATTTTTCTAATTAGATTTTCAAAAGTTTTTGCTTTCATAATATTAATTGTTGTTTGTTATAAATATAATTATTTTAAACTCTATAACGCTTATATCCAATCATTCTAAAATTAGCGTTATATAATTTTTCTATCATTTCAGGTCCCTGAGCATTTACTATGTTAGATATGGTTTGATTAAAAGATCCTTCACTTAAATCTATAATTATTTTAACTACATCTTCTACTATATAATCTATATTTCCATCCCATTCTGGTGTATTATCTTCAGGAATTTCATCTACATTTATTGCTCTTAATAAATTCCAATCATTTAAAGATATTTCGGGATAATGATTTAAATTGTTTTTAATGGCTGCGTAATATTTTATTAGATATTTCCCTGTTGTTTTATCTGGTGGGGGGCCTGTTACTATCATTGCTTGGTCTGCGATTTGATAGTTTTGAGAAGACAACCATTGATCGGGTGTAGGAGGTATGACTTTTAATATTTCATTTGAAACTTCATACCAATCATCTATATTTGTTGGGGGAAATTGATCAACATTATTCGTTATAGCTTCATATATTTTTATACGATAGTAATCTTTTAATGGATTAACAGGAGGTACTTCATCACCCGGGATACAATCTGCTAACCATTCTATGTAAGCTACTTCTAATACTGCTTCTAATTCTTGTACTTTAGCTAATAATTCATTTAATTTACCTATGTAAGGATTTATTATTTTAGTTTGTTCAGTTAATCTTTCTACTTGTACTCTTAATGATTGGGGAATGCCACTTACATTTCCATTCATAACACATACTGTAGATGTTGCTTTGGTGAGTTTTCTCTCTAGTAAAAACATTACTGCTGCAGGAGGTGCAGCGGGACCTGGGGGAAGAAGATTAATAGCTATTTTAGCTGCACTTATAACTCCTGCTAATAGGTTTAAAGGTTCTGTTAATTTACTTAATACTTCTTCTACTTGGCTTGTTTTTCCCTTTAAAGTATCTATTGTTTTAATAGATTCGTCTATTTTTGCTTTGAGACCTTCTATTGTTTTATATACAATTTGTAAAGAAGCTTTAAGTCTATTGTAAAAATCTGTTACTTCTAGTTCAAATTCACAACTATAACCCATTAAATATTCTACTATTTCTTTTGGTTCTGGAATTTTTTCATATATTTGACTTTCTACTTGATCATATACTCCTTCTACTTGTGATCTAATATGAGTTTCTAATCTTACCATCTCTGATCTAACAAAACCCATTATCCCCCCCACAGGTAAATCTAAAGAAAAACATCCTTTAGGCATTTTTGGTGGTTTAATAGGGGGTAAAGAAGGTGGTGTGATTTCAATAGTAAAATCTAAATCAATTGGAATAGGATGTCCTGGTTCGTGTGCCATTTTATATTAATTTTACTTTTTTACTTTTAATGTCATTTAATCTTTCTTCACTTTTTAAATAGCTAATTTTTTGGATAAAACTACTTATGTCATTAGGGCCTGGTGCGGACACCCCTGTTAAAGGAACTGTTACTTTATATTCTGCTGCTAAAAATAAAACTAAATCTTGAATTAAATTTAACATGTCTTGTAAGTAAGCGTCTGTTTTATTTCCCAATAAAGCTGGTTCTGTGGGAACTTTGCCTAGCTTTAAACCTAAATATATTTCGTCTTTAGAATTAACTACAAACAATCCTTTATTGTCAATGTTTACAGATCCTTGAGTATTTAACCCTATAGATTTATCTGCAAATAA